CATCGCGACCGGCACGGTGTACATCGCCGTGGCAGCCCGGACCGCGTCCGGCTACTACTACGGCGGCAACAGCCAGGGCGCGGTCTCCGCATCCCAGGCGGTCACCGGCCCGACGGGTAAGGTCACCGCGACCCTCGCCGCCGCGGTCAAGGGTGCGGTCGCGTACGACTGGTTCTACTCCACCACCGGCTCGGCCCCGTTCTACTACCAGCAGACGACCACGGTCGCCTCCGCTGTGTTCACGAACGTGTTCGCGTCGAACCAGAACCCGCTCGCCACGCCGAACCTGACCCCCGGCATCGCCGCGGCCGTCCCGACGATCAACCTTGCCGCGGACAACGGGTCGTGCCCGCTGGACGCAAACAGCAACCCGGCGGAAGTCGACGGCCTGATCGCCACCCTGACGGCCGACTACTCGGCCGCCGGCGCGTGGGTCAAGCCCGGCACCGGCACCGCCAACCCGGCGGTGTACATCGACGGCGGCGGCTCCGCGCTCACCCTCTCGGGTGGCTCGGTCCTCCAGATCACGAACCTCCTCGCCTACATCTGGAACCAGGTGTACGGCACCCCATCGGCGCTCATGATGAACGCCGTCATGGCGCAGGAGATCGCGAACCTGATCCTGGCCGCGACCTCGGCGACCACCTTCCTGAACACGGACGCCAGCGGACGCATCGACGTCGTCGCCGGTGGCCGCGTCGGGCATGTGGTCAACGTGGCAGCGGGCGGCGTCGTCGTCCCGATCGAGGTCCACCCGAACGTCCCCCCGGGGACGATCATCGCCCGCACGGACCGGGTTCCGTTCCCGCAGGCGAACATCACCAACACGCTCGAAGTCCGGACCCTCCGCGACTACAGCCAGTTCGACTACGGCGCGAACCGTCAGTCGGGCACCAACGGCGGTCCGCGTAAGGACTTCGAGATCCGGTCCGTCGAGGCGTTCGTCAACCGGGCTCCGGTGACGATGGGCATCCTCGTCAACGTGGCCTGACCCACCTCGCCGCGGGGGCGTCCGCAGATAGCGGCGGGCGCCCCCGCACACCCCCACCCGGTCAGGAAGGACCACACACATGAGTGCCATTTACAGCCGACAGGACGCGACCTCGGTCACCGCCCCGGACGGCACAGTCCACGAACCGGACGAGAACGGCCGGTTCCTGCTCCCCGAGGCTTTCGCGGCCGACCTTGTCCGGGTCCACGTCGCGGGGGAGAAGGCTTGGGAGACCGAGGGCGAGCGGCAGGACCGGCTCGTCGCGGAGGAGTCGAAGCGACGTTCCGACCCGGCCACCCTCCTCGCGGAGGTCGAGAAGCTCGGCGGGTTCGCCAAGCACGACCGGCCGGAGCCGTTCAGCGGCCTGTCCCCGGACGACCTCCGGGAACTGGCGAAGGCGGCGACGAAGCGAGCGAACGAGCTCGACCCGCCCGCCAAGCGCAAGGCCGCCGCCCACAAGTAGCGGATCACCCACAGAGCGGGGCGTGGCGGGGGCACCTAGCGGTGTTCCCGCCGCGCACGCCCTAACTCCCATACCCGACGTTCGACGCGTCAGACGGGCGCACAGCGCCGCACGGAAGGAACCACGATGCCGACCCCCGTGAACGCGCCCTATGCGGTCACGTACTCGCAGCACGAGGCGTACGTCACCCGCGACGAGTACACATCCGACCCGAACGCGGTCGGCACGTCCATGCTCGTCCCCGGCGGCTCCCTCGCCGCGAACCTCCAAGCGCTCGACCAAGTCCTGATCACGGCGTCCTCGAAGGCCGACTCGATCGTCCAGCAGGTCCTCGCGGCCACCGCGGAGACCGTCGGCGGGTGGGGACAGATCGCCCCGGACGGGTACCTCCGCATCGGCGGCCTCAACACGCCGCTCGTGCAGATCACCGGGTTCACCTACGGGACCACCCCGGACGCGCAGACCGCGGCGACCAGCCTGACCGGCATCGACATCCGGCAGAACTCCGTGGGCATCCCCCCCGGCATGTTCCTCCCGCTCCTGACCGCGGGCGCGCAGGTGCCCACGTTCGGGCCCGGGTACTACACACTCAGCTACGTCGCCGGCTACGCGAACTCGATCCTCCGCAGCGCGGCCACCGTCGGCGCGACGACCCTGACCGTGGACAACACGCTCGGCATCGTCCCCGGCATGCCCCTGACGATCTACGACCCCGTGGCCCTGGCGACGGAGACGGTCACCGTGGTCTCCGCCACGGCGACGACGATCACCGTCGCCCTCCCGACCGCGTTCGCGCATACCGTCGGCGTGTCCGTGTCCGCGCTGCCCCCCGTCGTGAAGCAGGCGGTCATCCTCCTCGCCACGTCGCAGATCAAGCGGAAGGGCGGGTCGCCGCAGACGATCCCGAACGCGACGTCACGGCCGGTCACCGAACCGCAGTTCCCCGCGGGCGGCGCCGAGTACGACCAGGCCACGAAGATCCTGAACAACTTCATGAAGGTGATCTGAGTGGGCCAGCCGGAAGTCCGCGCCGCCGTCGTCAACTACCTCCGGAACCAGGGGTTCTCCCACGTCGTCCAAATCTTCCAGGCGGTCCCGTCGTTCTTCCCCGAGGTCGAATGGGTCACGACCGCGCAGGACCAGTGGACGGGGATGCTCGCGTTCAACATCGAGCAGTTCACGGAGACCCGGATCAGCATGCCCGCCGCGGGGAACTCCGGCGGCGGCCCGGTCGGCACGAAGATGCGCACCTACCAGTGCTCGATCCTCGTCCACCAGCAGTACTGGATCCCCGACTTCTACGCGCCCGGCGAGGATGCCGCCTCCTACGTCTCCATGATCGACACCCTCGTCGAGGAGGTCGTCTCCGCGATCCACGCGGACCCCACCCTCGGCTCCGCAGGCAAGCCCGTCTTCCAGGCCGGGCAGGCCGACCAGGGGATCACCACGTACCAGGAAGTCCCCCAGTACAACTCCGACCAGTCCGGCATCTACGCCTGGACCCGCATCGCATTCACCCTCGACGAAGTCATCCAGGCGTAAGGAGCCGACCGCATCATGACCGACTACAGCTTCAACCGGGCGTACCCCGAACTGATCGGCGGCCTCGTCCTGAACTCCGACAAGAAGGCCGGCCCCGTCGTGAAGATCAAGCGGGGCCCGGCGGCCGCCGCCGCGATCGCCGACGGCTCCTTCGCGGAGCAGGAAGACGGCGCCTCCCCCTACCTGTTCCCCGGCGACACGCTCACCGTCACCGGGGACATCACCATCGCCTCCTCGTACCTCACCGGTCCGGGCGGCGTCCCCGCGGAGGACACAACGCCCCCCGCAGCACCCGAGGAAACCCCGACCGGGGACACCGCAACGACCGATACGAAGGAGCAGTAAATCATGGTCGCACCGAACGTCTACGCAGCGAACCTCCAGTGGGTCGGCTACGCCCTGGAGACCACGTACGGCACGCCGAAGGCAACCCCGGACACGTTCCTCCCCGCGGACTCGCCGACGTACAAGCACGTCCCGCAGCTGCTCACCGACACCGCCCTCCGCGGGAGCATGGCAGGCGAGTTCAACCAGTTGAACGGCCTGTTCTACGACTCCCTCCAGACGAAGTCGAACCTGTACCTCGACTCCTGCTACCCGATCCTTCGGCAGATCCTTGGCCTCCCGGACGTGCTCACGGGCGCGTCGGACCCGTACACGCACAAGACGTCGCTCCAGTCCGCGAACGGGGGCCAGCCGGCCGGTACGACCCTGTTCTGGAACGACGCCGCCGGGAAGGTCATGCAGATCCCGGGCGCGATCTCCCAGGACGTGAAGGTCGACCTGAAGGACGGCGCGCTCGGCAACCTGGACGTGACCTGGCTGGGTATGCCGGCGACGGCGATCACCCCGCCGACGCTCACGATCCCGCTGACCCAGTCAATTCCGTCGTGGAACGTCGTCACCACCCTCGGCGGTGTCGGCTCGTCCGCGTACTCGGAGATCAGCCTGGACATCAAGCGGGCCACAGAGATGATCCCGACCATCAACGGCAGCCAGGCGCCCGCGGGCATCTTCGGCGGCCCGCTGACGATCTCCGGAACGCTCACGGCCCTGTACCAGGGGTTCGCGGCTGACGCGCACGTGCAGGACCAGCTGGCGAACACGCAGCCGATCCTTGCGATTGTCGCCTCCCCGGTCGGTGACGCGATCCACTCCGTCAAGTTCCAGATGTCGAAGATCGTGTTCGACGACGTCGCCGTCTCCGGGACGAACAAGTGGATGGAAGTCCGCGCCACGTTCAAGGCCCTCGCGAACGCGGCCGACGTCGCCGGCGGCGGGAACGTCTCCCCGATGATGGTGACCGCCGTCAACGCGATCGCGACCGCGCTCTAACCCGAACTGCACCACCCGCCCGGACCGGCCCGGCTCACCCCGCCGGTCCGGGCGCTCAACATGTCTACCTCACACACCACGAAAGGCTCCACCATGAGCAAGCCGAAGAAGACCTCCGCGCCCGCGCCGAAGGCCGAAGACCTCACGTTCTGCGAACTCCCCGGCGGGCACCGCGCCCTGTGGCGCACCCCGGACGAGCTCACCCCCCGGCAGACCCGCGAGCTCGCGATCTACGACGCCGTCATCATGCCGCGCATGGCGCAGCTGGTCGCGGCGAAGCAGATCCTCGGCGCGGACGGTGAGCCCCTGGAGGAGTCCACGGACACGTCCGGGTTCATGGGTCTCCCCGTCGGCCTGACCACGGCGGAGGCGCGCCAGTTCGTCGAGATGAACGACGTCGCGATCTGGGCGTTCCTGAAGGACTGGACGCTCCGCTCGAACAACGGGAAGGCGCCGCTGCCCCGCCACCCGGACGACGTCCTCGACGTGCCAGGCGGGCAGGAGGTTTACGACGCGCTCGCGCAGCACGCGGCGAAGCTGAACGCGCTCCGTTACAAGCTCGGCGACACCGACCCGTTCACCGACCAGACGGCGGCGATGCAGGAACTCGAAGACGCTGGTGAGGTCCCGTTCGCCGGCGCGGAGGGCGCCGACGGCCCTTTTGGGGACTGAGGCGGATCGAGGACGCCCTCCGCGCCAGCCAGGCGGGGAAGGATCCCGCCCACCCGCTGCGCCGCCTCGAAGGGGAAGCCCTCCTCGAATATTCCTTCTACCAGGCGGTGCCCGGCGCGAACCCGGAGATCTACGACCGGACGCCGATGAACCGGATCCGCTGGATGGTCGCCATTCACGGCATCTACAAGCGGCTGGAAGCTGAGGAATCGGAGAAGTCGAATGGCTGACTCGATGTGGGTCGTCTGGCACGGGCTGAAGGAACTCGAAGCGGAGCTCGCGAGGAAGATCGCCCTGATTGATCCGACCGCGCGGATGGTCCTCGCGAAGGCGACGTCGCTGATCGAGCGGAAAGCGAAGGCGAACTTCTCCGGGTCGCACGCGAAGGGGCAACCGCATATCGGCGGGGACGAACCGAACGTCGTCACCGGGTACCTGCGCCGCTCGATCATCACGACCACGCCGACCCGGATCGGTGTCGCCTCCTACTCCGCCACCGTCGGCCCGACTGCGATCTACGGGCGCGCCGTCGAGCTCGGCCTGCCCCGCTGGACACGCGGGTACGGCTACCCGTACTTCACGCCCGCGGTGCATGACGCCCTGCCTGAGATCGAACGCCTGACCGTCGAAGCGTGGTCGCGCGTGCTCTAACTACCGGAAGGTCCCGCCATGTCGATGCTGCCGCCGATCCTCGCCGAAGTCCGCACGCACGCCGGGCAGACGTTCGCTGAGCTCGGGAAGGTGCGCGCGGAGTTCGCGGCCACCGCTGCGACGACGGAGACCAAGTCGGCCGCTATGGGCGCGGCCGTGATGAGGGCGTCGAAGGCGATCACGATCGGGGCGCTCGGCGCGGCGACCGTTGTCGGTGTCGCGGCGGTGAAAATGGCCGCCGACTTCCAGCGCGCGTCGGTCCGGCTTGTGACGGACGCGGGCGAGTCCGCGAAGAACCTGAAGATGGTTCAGTCGGGGATGCTCGACCTGTCCGCCGCGACGGGGACCAGCGCGAAGGAAATCGCGTCGGGCATGTACATCGTCGAGTCGGCGGGGTACCACGGCGCCGCGGGTCTCTCGGTGATGAAGGCGGTCGCTGAGGGCGCCAAGATCGGCATGGCGGACACGAAGACCGTCGCTGACGCGCTCACCACAACCCTCACCGACTACGGGCGCGCGGCCGGTTCCCCGGCGCAAGCCATGTCGATGCTGACCGCCACGGTGGCAACCGGTAAGACCAACATGGAGGCCCTCGCCGGGTCGCTGCACTCGGTCATGCCCGCTGCCGCGTCCGCGGGGATCTCCCTGAAGGAACTCCTCGGCGCCGTCGGCACGATGACCGCCGAAGGTATCTCGGCGGACCAGGCGACGCAGAACCTCAACAACGCGATCTCGAACCTGATGTCCCCGTCGCAGGTGGCGCAGAAGCAGATGGCGCAGATGGGGCTCAGCTTCATCGACGTCTCCCAGCATCTCGGGCAGCGCGGCCTCACCGGCACCCTCCAGATGATGTCCGACGCTATTACGTCGCACATGGGCCCGGACGGTCTGATCATCCAGTCGGCGATGAACCAGTCGAAGATCGCCGCGGAGTCGGCGCGGACGGAAATGGCGCAGATGCCGCCGGCGCTGCGGCAGATGGCGCAGGCGTTCATCGACAACAAGATCACGCAGAAGGAGTGGACCCACTCCCTGAAGGACCTCCCGATTGAGACGGCGAACCTCGGCCGCCAGTTCGCGGTCACGGAGAAGCGGGCGAAGGGCTTCGGGGACCTCCTGAAGTCCGGCGGCGGCGTCGCGCAGACGTACAACGCGGCCATGCAGAAGATGACCGGTGGTATGACCGGCCTCCAGGTGGCCCTCCACCTGACCGGCGACCACATGCCCGTGTTCCAGCAGAACGTGAAGTCGATCGGCGCGGCCACGGCGGAGTCCGGTAACCACGTCCGCGGCTGGGCGGAAACCCAGAAGACGCTCACCGTGCAGCTTCAGCAGGCCGGCGCCGCGATCGGGGTCATGGGCATCAAGCTTGGCACCGCCCTGATCCCGTACGTGTCCGCCGCCCTGAAGGGGCTCACCGGGTTCGTTGGCATCCTCACGAAGAACCCGCCCCTGCTCATTACCATCGCGTCGGTCATCGGTGGGATCCTTCTCACCGCGATCATCGCGTACACGGTGAGCATGGCCTCCGCGGCCGTGGCGACCATCGCCGCGACGTGGCCCATCCTCGCGATCATCGCGGCGATCGGCCTGCTCGTCGCCGCGATCGTCTGGCTGATCTCCAACTGGAAGGGCTTGTCCGCGTTCATCCGGACGGTGTGGAACAACATCGCGTCGTTCTTCAAGACGGTCATCACCGCGATCGGCGGCTACTTCACCTGGCTTTGGAAGCAGTCCGTCGAGCCCGTTTTCAAGGGCATCAGTGTGGTCGTGTCCGCCGTGTGGAACGGGTTCCTGAAGCCGATCTTCAACTTCATCGGCCTGGCGATCCGGGTCGTCGCCGCCGCCTTCACGTGGTGGTACATGACGATCGTGAAGCCGATCTTCGCGGGCATCATGGCCGTCGTCGGCTGGTTCTGGCAGTTCTTCTCCGCGATCATCAAGCTCGTCGTCGCGATCATCCAGAAGACGATCGGGCCCGTGTTCACGTGGCTCCAGAAGAACGTCATCGAGCCGGTCTTCAACGGGATCGCTTTCGCCGTGAAGGTCGGGTCGCTGGTCATCCAGACCGAGTTCGCGTGGATCATGCAGGCGGTGCAGGCCGTCGGCGGGTTCTTCGTATGGCTGTGGAAGAACGCGATCGAGCCGGCGTGGAACGGGATCGTGTTCGCGGTGAAGTGGGCGACGGGGACCGTCTCCGACGCCTTCAAGGCGGTCAACGACTACCTCGTGCACACCCTCGGGCCGGTGTTCAACTGGCTCTGGCAGTCGGTTATCAAGCCGGTGTGGGACGGGATCAGTAACGCGATCAAGTGGGCGTGGGAGAACGTCATCAGCCCGCCGCTGAACGCCCTCCACGACTTCATCAACAACAAGCTCCCGGCGGCGTTCAAGACCTTCCAGCAGATCGCCGGCGGGGTGTGGGATGCGATCAAGTCGGCGGCGACTGCGCCGATCCGGTTCGTAATCGACACGGTGTACAACAACGGCATCGTGAAGGCGTTCAACGCGGCAGCTGACTTCTTCGAGGGCGGCTCCGCGCACGCTACCCATCTGCCGTCGATCCCGCTGCCCTCCGGTCTCGCCGGGGGTGGCATCGTGCCCGGGTACCAGTCCGCGCGACGTGACGACATTCTCATGCCGATGCGCCGCGGGGAAGGTGTCCTCGTCCCGGAAGTGGTCCGTGCTCTCGGCCCCGGATTCGTCCACCGCCTCAACGCTGCCGGTAACAGCGGCGGCGTCGGCGGAGTCCGGAAAGCCGTCGGCCTCGCGGGCGGCGGGATCGTCGGTGACATCCTCGGGAACATCGGCGGGTTCGTCTCGTCGGCGATCGGGGACATCGGCTCGTTCGTGTCCAACCCGCTCGGCGGCCTCCAGAACGTCGTGAACGGCCTGATGAAAAGCTTCCCCGGTGGGGCGGGCATCCTGAAGGTCGTCGAGGGGTTCGGGTCGAAGGTCATCGGCGACGTCGTGAAGGGCATCCAGTCCCTCTTCGGCGCGAACCAGTCCTCCGGCGGCGGCGGTGCGAAGGGGAACCCGACCGGGTCGGGCGTGAACCAGTGGTCGCCCTACGTGGTGTCGGCGCTGGCCGCGAACGGCCTGGCGACAACCCCGGACATGGTCGCGAAGGTGCTCCGGCAGATCGCTACCGAGTCGGGGGGTAACCCGAAGGCGGTGCAGAACGGTTACGTGGACGTCAACACCCTGTCGGGTGACCTGGCGAAGGGTCTCATGCAGACCATCTCCGCGACGTTCAACCACTACAAGTTCCCGGGCCACGGGGACATCTTCAACGGGTACGACAACCTCCTCGCGGCGCTGAACTACGCGAAGCACGCGTACGGGTCGAACCTGTCCGCGCTCGGCAACGGGCACGGATATAAGCACGGCGGGTGGGTGCCCGGCCCGACCGGGTCCCCGGTCGAGTCGACGAACCACGGCGGCGAGTACATGCTCTCCGTCGACATGCTCGCCGGCCGGAAACGGATCGACCCGGCGGTCACCCGCGCGGTCCTGCAAAACCAGGCCGCGTTCTCCAGCGCGAGCGCCGGCGCGACCCGGTCCGGGACCTCCGGACCGAGCGTGGTTATCAACGCGCAGACGAACGCGCGCCCGGAGCAGATCGCCGCCGAGCTGGCCTGGTGGCTGCGCCGGAACGGCGGCTAACACCCGGAAACCCTTAGAGCGGAAGTAGGCGCCGATGACTTTGCAGCCGTACCAGATGCAGTACAACGGCCTCGTCATCGGCGCCTACGCCGACGCGATCCTCGCGCCGGAAGGCATCGTGGGGTTCCGGGGAATGCCGACCGTGCGCATCGCGGACTACATCCGCGCGCGCCGGCATGGCTCGTTCCCGGGCATGCTGTACTTCGCTAACCGGATCGTGACCCTGCACCTTGAAGTGTGGGCGAACGTGATCGCCTCCGGCCAGACCGTCGAGCAGGTGGTCTCCGCCACGGCGACCGCGTTCCAGCTGATCACGGACCCGTCGAAGCAACTCCCGCTGTACGTCCTCCTCCCCGGATGGTCGGAGCCGCGGATCCTGTTCTGCCGGGCCACCCGGTACGACTCCCCGGTGGACTCGGACTACAACTACGGGAAGCCGAAGCTGACGGTCGAGCTCACCGCGTCCGACCCGCTGGTCTACTCGAACACGCTGCACACGGCGACGGTGGGGCTACCCTCCCCGACGGCCGGGGCGACGTTCCCGGCGACATTCAACCTGACGTTCGGCGCGTCCACGGGCGGCTCCGTGGCGCTCCAGAACGCGGGGAACCATGACACCCCGTTCGTGGTCACCTTCACCGGCCCGATGACGAACCCGTCAGTGACGGTCGGGGCGAACTTCTTCGGCATCAACCTGGCCCTCGGCATGTCGGACACCCTCGTCGTGGACATGAACGCGCGCACTGTCGTGCTCAACGGGACGGCGTCCCGATCGAATCAGGTCCAGACCGGGTCGAAGTGGCTGGCGCTCCCCGCCGGCGCGACGACGACCGTCGGGGTGGCGTCCACGGACGCCGCGCAGGTCAACGGACAGTTCCAGTTCCAGTGGCGCGACGCCTGGGGCAACCTCTAACACGCGGAAGGTGGAGAACTCGTGGCCGCACCCCAGTACTTCACCGACGACCCGCCGGAGGACTTCCGCGTCTACGCGTACGACATCAACACGAACACGCGCATCGACGAGATTCAGGCCTTCAACCTGTCCTTCGGGCGGCGCCTGAATGGGACCGGCCCGTGCCTGTTCGAGATGTTCGTGGACACGACGGAGACCTCCGCGGCCGCGCAGGAGATCGTCGCCCTCGGTGGGAACCCGTTCGCCGCGTACGTCGAGCTCAACGGGGTCCTCCAGTGGGGCGGCCCGGTGTGGACGACCAGCTACCAGAAGTCCCGGGGCACCCTCCAGCTGGGCGGCAACGACTGGTTCTCCTACCTCGACCAGCGCACGCAGGCGAAGGGGTACGACACCGGCGCCGCGTACACGCCGCCCGCGTTCATCCAGCAGGTGATCGCGGACATGCAGGACCCGTCGCAGAACCCGGGCGCGTCGATCGGCCTCCAGGTCGCGTCGATCCTGGACACGTCACAGCCGACGATGGTGCCGAACTATCCGGCGTCGCAGCGGACCACGGTCGCGCAGATGATCACGGACATGACCCAGATCATGCTCCCGACCGTCGGCGGCGTCGACTTCACCCTGAGCACCACATGGTCGGGCGGCACGACCGGGTTCCCCGTGAACACGCTCACCATCTGGACGCCCCGTGCGGGCCGGCAGGCGTCCCAGTCGTCGTTCCTCCTCGACCTGGACAACGTCATCGACTTCACCTGGCCGACGGACGCGTCGAAGATGGGCACGTCAATCACCCTCACGGGCGGCGGGACCGGTTCCGCGATGCTGTCGGAGACGATGCAGTCCGGAGCCCCGGTCGGCGGCCTCGGACAGCTGCCCCGCCTGGACAAAGTGGTCAACTTCCCGGGCGTCCAGTCCGTGCAGCAGTTGTCCGCCATGAACGCGGGCGTCGCGGAGCAATACGGGTCCCCGCTGATCACCCCAACGGTGACGATCCCGACGGCCGGCGCGCTCGGCGAGTTCGCGATCGGCGACGACCTCCGCGTCAAGGCGTCCGCCGGTGACCCTATGTTCCCGCAGGGGTACGACGACTACTGGCAGGTGGTCGCGATCGATGTGACCGTCCCGAACGACGGCATCCCCGAGATGACGCTCACCCTGAACGTCCCGCCGGCCTACTAAGGAGCCCCCTATGGGTAGCGTCGTCCTCGGCCCGCAGACAGACCTCGCCGTCCGGCTGAAGCAACTCGAAGCGACCGTCGCCGCCCTCGCCACCCGCGACGTGCTCCAGAACGCGTCGATCGGTGCGGGCGGGATCACGGTCAACGGCGGCACGATCCGGGTCACGAACGGCGGCTCGATCACCGTCGACGGGACGGGCACGATCAGCCTCCCGACGGGTACCCTCTCGGCCGGGAATCTGTCCATCGGCGGGAACGCCACCGTCGCCGGCACGGTGACCACGCAGGCGCTCACCGTCACCACGACGGCCACGGTCGGCGCGGTGTCCTCCTCCGGCGGCGGCGCCTTCGGTGCCACGGTCTCCTCCTCCGGGAACGTAACCGCGTCCGGGCAGGTGGTCTCCGCGGGCATCATCAACAGTCCGGGGACGAAGTCGAACACGGTCACGGTCGGCTACTCCGCCGTGTACATCGACTCCTCCGGGAACATGGGCGGGAACACGTCCTCGCGCCGGTTCAAGACGAACCTGGCCCCGGCCGTGTACGACCTCGACGCGCTCCTCGCCCTGCCGACCTGGCAGTTCCAGCGGAACACGGACGTCCTCGAAATGGGCGCCGCGGCCGCACCGTGGCAGGCGGGCCTCATGGCGGAGGACGTGGCCCCCGTCGCGCCCCTGAACGTCTGGTACGACGACCAGGGTCTCGTCGAAGGTGTCCGCTACGAGGAGTTGGTCGTCCCGCTCCTCATGGCGATCAAACGTGAGAGGGCGGAGCGGCGGGTTCACCAGGCCTGGGTGACCCAGTCGCTCAACGCACTAGCAGCGGCGGCAGGTGTGACGCTGCCGCCGCTGCCTGGTGCCTAGTCGCAGACCGCGGGGTTCCCGGACGCGGACCCGGACGCGCATGCGCTCGTGTCCCAGCTACCGCCCGCCGTGTTCTGCGGGTCGCTGGACGGTATCCAGGGGACCGGGGAGCCAGCGGGAAGCTTCCCCCCGGTCGGTGCGGGTGCTGTAGTGGTGTTGCCCGTCGGGGCGGGGGCCGAGGCTGCGCTTCCGGCGCTCCCCGCCCCTGACGGCGCTTGTGTGGCGGCCTGCTGCTGCGCGGCCTGCTGTGCCGCTGCCTGCGCGGCGGCGGCTGCGGCGGCCTGACGTGCGGCCGCGGCGGTGGCGGCGTTCGTGTTCGCGGCCTGCGCGGACACGCTCGCGTAGGCGGCCTGCGAATCCGCGTCGCCTGCCGCGTTGATCGCGGTGTACAGGTCATCGGCGGTCGCGGCGGCCTGCGCCGTCTGCGCGTCCGCGGCGGCCGTGTTCGCTGCGCCCTGCGCGGCGGTCACGTTCGCGGGGTCATCGGCGGCGGCGCCTGCGGCTCCCGCGGCGGCGGCGGCGGCGC